GATGCTGCTACTGATCCCATAGCAATTACAATCAACCAAATTTTCTTTAGTCGTTGTATTTCAACTTCTTTTGGAATTAAGGCAGGAATCTGTGCCATTAGTAATAATTCCACAAATATACATATAAGTTTTAATCAGGCACAAACAGTATATAAAGAAAACACTATGTTAATCATCGATGTTAATCAATACGTTTAACTTGTTTTGCTCTAATGTATCTTTTTTTCTGTCTTGCTCTTTGGTGACAACAAGGACATTTCAATCCTACCAAATCAGATAGTTTTAACCATACTGAACATCTACCACAGTAGCAATTACCATCATAAGCATTTGCAGCAAATACTTTGATTGCAATTCTCTCACAATAGTTTTTACAAACACATGATCCCATGTATTTGTTTATAGTGTCCCTATATTTAAACGTATAAAAAAAGAAAAAATTGGGAGTAAGCGTAGATAACTTAGAGTTTAATGTCTCTAATTTTACCTTGTGCTTTGAAGTGACGACAAACAGTTTCACCCATTGTTCTGAATACACCTTTCTCAACAAATGCATTGTTGACGAATGGGTATGCAGGAGTTCTACGAGTTGCTTCGTAATACTCTGTTGGGATTGCGATTTGTATACCAATTCTTGGGTAACCATATCCCTCAGCATCAGATGTGTCTAATGCAAAGAGTCTACCAACTTCATTTCCACCACCAGATGGAGCATCTTTAGTTGGAATGAATGGAATACCATAGATTGAGTCTACGTGAATACCAACACCAGTTCCTTTGAAAGTTTGGATACCGTTAACATCAACTTGTACGAGTGCTTCTCCGTAAGGATTTGCAATTCTTACAGATGGCATGTATAAGCCTTGTATTTCGGAATAAACTTCGTGTGAACCTAGGAATACGTTTGGATCTTTACCTGCTGCTTTTCTAATCTTTCTAAGGAAAGTTCTTAGAGTATCATCAGTTAAGACACCATCAGTACCGATTGTACCTGAAGCTGATTCGACAGTAGAGTCGAATGTAGTTCCAGAATCTCTGTCAATGGTTGCATTTGCAGCCCAACAATCATAATAATTGTCGTATGTTCCACCAAGAGCATCTTCCTCTGCATCGCTTGAGACAATTCTGTCTAAGGATTCAAAGTCCAATGAACCTGCGAAATTGGCACTTGCTGCACTTGCTTGTGTTTCTACGTCAGCTAAGAGCATTTTATTTATGTTTTCTTTGTGTTGAACAGCCATGAACAATCTAAGTGAACCGAGTCCACCCCAGATGTCATCTTTTGTGTGTGTAGCCATCCACTCCATTACTTCGGATGCAGAGAAAGGCAACTGAGCTGTCTTTGGTCTAACATCGATTTCTTGTAGTGTTGGTTTTACTGTGTCAGCAATAAGTCCACCCTCAGTTGTACCACCAAGAGAGGTGTTATTGTTTGAACCTGCATCAGCAAGACCTGCTGCACGTGCTGTAATTACACGCCAACCTGATTTATCCCATGGATACTTTGGAAGAATACCAAAAGCGTTTGCTTCCAAATTGAGCTGAGCCCATGCATAAGCACCAAAGATAGCGTTGAATGTGCCACTTGTTGCTGTAGTGATAGGTGCATCAGCTTTTCTAATCAAGTTTCTATTGAATCCATAATAAAGTGCTTCTAGTTCATCAATAGTTTTTACTTGTACCATTAATACCAAGCCTCACTTTCTTCTGGAGTGTAGTATTTTCCTGTGAGAATGTTCTTTGCTACCATGCTCAAATCACCAGATTCTCTTGCATCTTTCAATACTAGATTGAATTCAGATGTAAGTGATTTGTTGATTGGAGATACCACTTGTTGTGGTCTTGGGGTAGTAGTAGTAAAAGCTTTTTCTTGCATAGAGAGTTTGCCCTCATCTTTCTCATGACCTGCACCATCTGAATCTAATTCTGCTTGAACAGAGTTTGATACGTATGGTTCAGCAGGAACTTTAACATCTGCACCAATATCTTCGGAATCAGTTGTAGCTGGTTTCAAAGGTAGGTCAGTTGGAGTTTCCAATGCTTTAAGTCTTGCATCGATTGAAGTCAATGAATCTTTCACACTTTTCTGTGTCTCTGCGAGTGATTGAATCACTTCAGTGACAGCTTCAAAGTTTGATTTGATTGCTTCTCTAAAAGATTTTTTTGCTTCGTTCTCTTCGGATTTATCCTCTTCATCGTCTTTCTCTTCTTCTTCGTCAGAAGCAGAGTCGTATTTTTGATCGGATTCTTCTACCATGTCCTTGTTAAATCTTTAATAAGAGTATTTATAAAGATTGTGGCATTTTTATATGATTTTGCTTTCAATGAAGCTTTTTTTGGTTTGATAATTTTTGAAGTTATTTGTTCTGATTCTGGTAACTGATCTTTTGGATCATAACCAATTCCCCTATTGTCACCACTTAATCTAGGCATAGCACTAGTATCTTTCTTCTTTTCTCCTTTGACAAATGCACCTACTATCTTTTCTGCATTTTCTCTAGGATACCCCTCTCTCATTAAAGCATCTACTTTGCCTTGGAATGTGCCTATTTTACCTAGGTCTACCTTGGCAATATCTTCAATACTTTTATCTGTATATTCTGTAACGGATGTTTCTTTCTCCCACATCTTACATGACCAGTATTGAGGAGTAGTAATATCTTTGGCATTTTCACAATCATGTCTTGCCCTAAATGATTCTCTTCTTTCATCATCATCACGTTTAATTTCCATATTAGGATCTCCAAATCTTACAATCTTAATATTACCAGTTTGAGGATCTTTGACATATACTTTGAATTTCTTTTCTTCTCCATCTGTTCTAATTGGTTTGTTTAATTCTACTCCCTCTGGTACTTCTCCTTTAATTAGTAGTATTGTATCCTCAATTTCATGAATAACTGCTTTTAATTTTTCATCTTGTTCATCATATTCTTCCTTATGCTTTGCTTGATCTTCCTGATAACTCTGTCTATAGGCAGGATCATCATAATGTTTCATTCCTACTCTTGATGCATGTCTAGACCAATTATCCCATGTTCTTTCATTTAAATCATGTACTTGATCTTCTTCATGTGCTTTTTCAACTTCTTTTAATTTAGTATAATAATCTGCAACTTCATTTAGATGATCTCTTGCTATTTTTTCTGCAACTTCTTTATCATCAGTATGTTCCATTTCAACTTTGATTCCCATCTTTAATTGTTCTGGATCTGGTTCTGCTTTATACATATCATAAGTTTGTCTCTTTTTATCATACTCTTGTAACTGTTTATACATTTCTTCTCCCTCTGGAGTCAATTTAGGTAATTCTTCTTCATCTTCTGTTTTCTTTACACAGTTTGGAACTTGTTTACCATCTTTATCTTTCATACCATATTGTTCATATCCATCCCAACATGGATCTTCTTTCTTTTGTACATAACAACCAAAGTTAGTACATCTGATTAACATCTTTCCCTCAGAGTGCATTGATGATTCTCCTGCGATGGCTTTTGCTACAGGATTAAAATCAGTAATTAATGCTAATGGTACAGCAGGATCTTTACAAACTGCTACCTCATAATGTTCCAAATCTCTCAACTGATATGCGATAGAACCATCTTTCATTCTGTATGGAGTTCTACCAGTTTTAGTAGCACCACCAAATGAAAGTCCTTTATACTCTCCACTTGTTATTCTTTTCCAAATTTCATTATCCAATTCATAGTTGCTGTGAATCTTTCCTATGATTTTAATCGCAGGATACTCACTTCCATCAACTGCTTTATAGACGGTTTGTTGGTAATTGATACCTTTGCCTATTACTCGATTACTGTGAGTATCGGTAATTGGTGCTCCTCTGTCCATCCAAATTGGCAGTACTTTGATGAGTTCATCAACTATTGTAATCTCGCCTTGTTTATCTTTTACCTCAACGGTCAGGTATCCTTCAAAGAATCTGTCAGATCCTTGTATCGGATGTAAAGACTTTGTAACAAGTTTGTTGAAGAATAGTTCCTCACTCATTAATATATAAACCTAATGTGAACTATTTAAAGTTTAATAAAAAATGGGAAAACATTAGATGTTTATTTATCTAATGCTGAATGGGCTTGGTCAATACCATAACCCAAAAGTGCGTTAGAAATAAAGACACCAACAACACCTATTGTACCTAAACTTGCTTCGACATTGGTAATATTTACAATACCAAATGCAAAGAACGCAGAGGAGACCAAAGCAGAAGCCAATTTCTTCAATGAATAATTGCCCTCAGCCCTCATGTACCCCTGAATGGTACTTGCTACTGCACCGATTGCTGCTGCAACGATGGCAAGTATGACGATATATTCGTTCATGTAGATGATTGGTTCACAACCTTAATATAATCTTTACTGATTATCTGCTAATAATTCCTGCACAAGTTCGTCTAATTCTGATTCTTGGTCAGGGTGAGCACGTTTAACGTTTTGATCGATAACTTTTGCCAAAATAATAATAGTTTTTTGTAGTCTTTCGACTTTTTTGCACAAATCACTATTAGTTTTTTGGATTTTTCTGAAATAACCTACAAGACCTGCACCTACTCCCAATAAAACAGCAGTTAGTAGTTCTGTAGATACTGCTTCGATCATTTCTAACATAAGGTTAATATAACCATACTAATATTTAAAATAACGTACATGGCTACATCGTTCTATGTGTATGAATCTTTAGAAGATTATATGAAAATGTACAAACAAGATGGAGAAGATCCACTTTCTCAGGTAAAATTGATTGATCTTTACGTAGTTCCAAACTTAAAACTAATTGTAGTAACTAATACTAACAATCAAAAGGAAAGATTGAACATGGGAAAGACAATAATTCATGCTAGGAATGGAATTTTACCAGAAGATTTGAGAGAAACTGCAAAATTAGTGAAATATGAGTCTATAATTTTCGATATAAAGAAGAAAAAATTATATTTTAACAAAAAATTCTTGAGAAAAGCACAATTTGAGACAAAAGTTGATAGATTCTTTGGAAATTTAGAGAAAGGTAAGGTTAAAATTGATTTTGATAGTAGATTTTATGACTTTACTAGAGATAGAATCAATCTCTTGCTTTAGTATTCCATCCCTCTTTGAATTTTATTTCCCAATCTTTACCGTATTTTCTTCTCATCCTCTTCCAGAAAGGATCAGCACCATACATTCCACCTTGTTTGTTATACTCTTTGGTAATTTTTGCTATTCTACCATGACATGGCATACAGAATCTAGCATTAATTTCTTCCAAGTTAAACTTGTGTAGACCACAAAAGAGACAAAGACCATAATACTTGTGTGAAATTGTTGCCAATAGTGCTTCTCTTCCACGTTTTCCTGCACATTCGCCACAAATCATGGCTATTGTTGCAACTGCTCTGTCATTTTTTAAACAATTAAGACAAACTGCTTCCTTGTAGTTATTTACTCTTGTAAATTCATTCTCTTGATGCTTTCGTAATAATTTTTTTCCAATGTCAGTACCACCATGGTTTATGTTTAATTTAGTTGCCATTATCTACTCTTATCCTCATTAATTTTTTCAAACAATCTTGTAAACAAATAAAGGTTTCTTCGTTCTTAAATATCTTTAGTTCGTCTTGTAGTAATAGGATAGTTGCATCACATTTATCTGCTTGGTATACTTCATTAACATATTTCTTCTCTACTGTAGAGATTTTCTTGCTCTTCTTCGGATTCTTTACAGCAGCCATTACACTTATGATACCTCTTCGTCATTCTCATCCCATCTCTTCATCATGCCGAACTCATTCTTTACAAGTTCTCTTGCTTCTCTAACTGTCATACCTGCAAATTTGCGTAATTCCTCAATAGTCTTTCCTTTATTCCAATTAAAATCAACTGCTGTTTGTAATGTTTTCTTTACAACTTCAAAGTTAGCAGGGGTAATACCATCTGGGTAACTCTTCTTTGATAATGTAGTTCCACTACCACTTGCAGGGAATCCTTGACCAACTCCACCAACATCTGATGGTCTACCTGCCAATGGTTCTCCCTCAAATGATTGTCTATTTTCTTTTGGAGCAGCAGTTCCTCTACCTCTTCCCATTTGTGCCTCTTCACCTGCTCTCATCATCTCTTCAGTACTCATCGCAGTATTCTTTGATACTTTGAACTCACCAGTATGGGTTCTTGTAATCTCGAATCCCATTTGTTGTAATAGTGCCATGTTTTGAATCTCTACTCCATCTTGTTGTAATTCTCTTAACTTGTCGTTCTCTTCTCCACCTTTTAATCTTAAAATCCAATCATCAATATTTAACATGTGTGAAATCTTGTCAAAAAATGCTCTGGTTAAAATATCTTGTCCCCATTTAACTGCTCTGTTTGTAATTGTAACTTGCAATCCCTCTTGAGACCATCCACCTACCATTTCTCCATAGTATAATGGTAATACTCCGTAGATTGCACCAATGATCTGTCTTAGTTCTCTTCTTACTTCAGTAAATTGTAATTCAGATAATGATCCAGTAAAGTCAAGCCACTGTGCCATGTTCTTTCCACCTTTCTCTGATTCTACCATAAGTGGGTGAATCATGTAAGGATCTTCTGCTGCTCTTTGTTCCAACTCATTCCATGACTTTCTAAATGTCTCATAGTTTCTTGATGCAATAACCAACATACCTCTTGGTGGTCTCATCTTATCAAAGTATTTTCTAATATACTCATCCATGTGAGATAATGTCATGGCTTTTGACCAGATAGCATAAATAGGGGAGAAACCATATACCAATGATGGTTTATATTTACCTGATTTCCATATTACTTCTCCCTCTCCATAAATTATATTTTTTGGTTGAGGAGTTCCGATTGAATATACAGAGTTCACTTCAAGAATCGCCTTTAGGGCTTCAACTGGTTCTGGGTGCACTCCATCTTTGGTATTGCCACATTCTGGTGTATGCAACCTATTTCTTCTGTGTTCGAAGAAAGGACAAACATAGATAGGTTCATGTTTATCGTTGTAACCTAGTCTACCGTCAGAATCACAAATCATCGCAACCTGTGGTGGATCAACTCTCAAAAATTCTTTGATCTCTGATTGTTTATGATTAATCTTACCACCGTCATTAATTTTGTAACTCTTTAATATCAATAGATATGCATTATCTGCAATCTCCAAATCTCTTTCCAACTGTCTTGATAAATCTTCAAGTGTTTGTTGGTTTCCATTTACTGGATCGTTGATTAGTTTTTCAAGTGATAATCTATGTTCTGGAATTGGTCGTCTTAGTTTGTTAGAACCACAAGTATCACATTCCATTTCACTAGATTCAATAAATGCCTTTGTCTTTGGTATAGCATTTGCCTCATTATCTTGATTCTGTTCAAATGGTTGTTCATCTGGTCTTTCACTTACAAGTGGAGCATATTGAAACTCTTTACCACAATTATCGCATTTGTATTTCCATCTTTCTACAATCTCAAATCCGTTCTTAAACATCTCTCTGTTAAGTGTTTCAATAGGAATACGTAATGCATCAATGTTATCAGCCAACTCATAAATCATCATCAATGGGAATGGGAAAATAGGTAATTTAGCACCACTATCGGTACTCATATATGGGGTTGTAATACTAGGTCTAACTGTAGATTCGGTAGTAACTGATTTATTTACAAAAGCCTTTGATAGATTAAGTAGATAATCTCTATACCCCATATAAAAATAGTCATAAATCTATAATATAAAGTTTGTTAAAAAAGTGTAAAAAAAATGTTATTTATGCGTAGGGCATGATGGATGTCTTGCACCAGTGCATATACATGATTTTTCTACTGGTTTAGCCTTTTCCAGTTTCACTTCTTTTGGTTTCTCAATATCGGTAACATCGGTAACCTCAATTTCAAAGTCGTCTTTAGGCATGGTTAAACTTATAAACACGACATATAAAAAGATTATTGCCTAGTGGTGTGAGCGATTGCATACTCCTATGATGTTTTACGCTGAGGGAGAGGACTACTGTAGCGAAGTAGCTAGGTTTAAATTGAGTTATAATGAATAATACTATATGTGTAATAGCGTTTGTGATAGATTCAAAATATTGAATCCAAGACTTAAAAACTATGAGAACTGTACTTATTGTTCTTGGTGTGGAGTTTGGGTTCTAAAATCTGATAACATTAGATGCCAATGTTGTCATAGAAAAATGAGAATAGGTAATAGATTATCAAATAAGGAGATTGAACTTGGCACATCATTGTAAAGGCGTTTGTACCAGATACCAAGCACCTATTGGGAGAAGAAACTATAGAAATGCAGAAAGATGCACATTATGTAGTATATTCATCATACACCCAGAGGAAAAACACAACTGTCCATGTTGTGGATATAGAATGAGATACAATAGACGTACATATCAAAGATCCAAAGCAGCACATAACAGGATTACTTAAATACTATATCGTCATTTTCAAAATCATGGTTGAATTTAATCTATCAGATTACAATACCATATTAAAGTGGTTTGAAATCGCATTTGGTAGTAATATGGATAAAATAAAGGTAGGAGATAAACGTGTGTTTTGGAAGATTTCATTCTTTGTAGAGGACTTGTTGAATGAACTATCAAAAGATAGTGATGATGGCGAGGAACACTAAATACAAAAAATATATATTATAAAAGAATAATATACTACTAGTCGTCAGGGATTACCACCATGAGTGCACAACGAATGTGGGTTCAACGGTAGCCCTCTAAGACTCGTTCTCACAGGTCGTGAGTGGGTAAACACGTAAGATTTACCCCTTTCCTTAGGGAAAATTGTAAGACTAGTTACAAGCGTTCAGGGTGCGAAGCACCCGAATTTTTTTCGGTAACATTTATAAAGGTCGTAGGCGTGACTAGGATATGGTAAAAACATGGCAAGTTGGAATAATCGCCTTTTGCATCGTAAGCCTCATTTTACTCCCAATCGGGGTGGGCTTGATCTTATATCTGCACTGGGCTAAAAAGCGTGAAATCAAATCAATAATACGTCCAAATCCTGAAAAAATGCGAAAGCAATATAAAATGGAATGGGAGAGTATGATATAATGGAAAATCATACTAGTGTATTATTCACAAGGAAAAACTTGGAAAGAACTATATGTGTGGCTTGTGGAAAAGCCTTTGGAGAGCATACAAAGGATAGGTCTAAAAAGTTTAATACTAGGGAACTAATGAAATGTATGTTCAGAATACAGGCTTCCTATGTTCTTGAAGCAAAGAAAAAGGATGAAACTAAGGAAGAGACTACTAATGAAACTTGATTCTGAAGAATATGAGATAATGTGTTTGATGTTTATTACCTGTTCTTGTGCTCACTGCTCATATAAATATGATAAATTTTTATCCCCTATTGAGGATAGGGAAGAACTTTATGATTATCTTCAGATGGTAAGAGATAATGCAGAGGTCTATCTATCAGATCTAAAGTGAGTTTCTTTATTGCACCCCTGATTTGTTTATAAAACTCCACTTCTTCCTCTGATAATCGGTTTTCTAGGTCTTGGTCTAAATCCCTATTAACGGCTAAATTGATCATTTTTTTCCGTCTTATGAGCATGATTCTGACTAGTATTGGATTTAGTTTGTCTTTTGATTCTTCACCCACTTCCAAGTCCTTATAAAAGGTCTTTGATGGTATATGGGCTAGATTAAAGTCGTTCAAATACTCTTTTGTTAGTAGGTTATTGAGGTCTATTAATGACATGGTTATGGTACCACCCCCTGATTTATAAACGTATAGGTATCTGACTTGTATCTGTGGATTTGTATTTATATATGTTTAATTTTTTGGTTTTTCGCTATATGGACTTAGCGACGACATTTCGTGCCTAATTTTTCGTGGAAATGTTAAAAATAAGAAAAAGGTATGGTTTTACCCAAGTATACCCTTTAAAAGTCGGGGGGGATAGGTATAGATTACCTAAATGGACTCTTAGATTTCTTTTAGGAATATACCAGTTTTAATGGCAATTCCATTACTACCTAAGAGGGTGTTTAAGAGGGCAGGGGACAATGCTCGGTGAATGTCTCCTTTGTTTTTGCCGTCTTTAACTTCGCTTTCTGGGAGATACTGAAAGACTTGAGCCAATGCCTCGGAGAGATTGGCTAGTGCTTCAAAGTATTCTCTTTGTTGCTCAGTAGGCATGATAACACTATACAATACTACCTTATAAGGTGTTCGGTTGATTACAGTACATGACAGTATAGACAGTATCCGTATAATGGATACTATGGATACTAGCGGGGGATTCGCAACCTTTATTAACCCTCGTTTTAGTTCGTTTTGTGGGGTTATTATAGGTTTTGTTTTTGATGGTATGGGTGAACGGTTATTATAGGTTTCTATTGTATGGCTCAGGCATGAGCAACAACCTTTATATACCCTCGGTACCGTACCAGAACCTTTATATACCCTCGTTCAAACACAACCTTTATATACCCTAGTTTTGTGCCTGATGGTTGTA